CATCATATGCACCGAGTTGCTCCTCTTCTGTAAAAATACCACGACGGTATTTGAAAATAATATTCTGCTCGCCATTTTCTTCACCAAAAGCAGGTGGAGCATAGAAGTCTGCATCTTCCTCGACGAGCAGATCATAGTCGGTATCTTCCATAAAAGTACCGAGTTTATCTTCAGAGTTAATCCACTGAGTTGCAGTGTAGACTTTTACACCACCAACTTCTTGAATATCGTAGTCCATTTAGAGAATACCTTTCAAATCTGGTTCACGGAAGTTTGGTCCTTTCATGACCTTACCGTCTTCACGGTAGATCGGTTTACCATCTTCACCAAGTTTAGACATATTGCTAGAGTGCACTTCATGGAAGCATGCGTCCAGATTGATGCCAAATGCACCACCTGCGCCATAGACAACATAGAGAAGATCAGAGAGAGCATCTGCAACCTCTACCAAATCTTCATTAGCAATCGCTTCCTTCAGTTCATTCAGTTCTTCTTCAATCAGGTCTACCCGCAGGTGAGTAGTCGTAGCATCTGGGAATGCTGCCTTTTTCTTAACTTCCTGACCATAGGTGTTCATGAACTGAATTACTTTTTCAAAGTTAGTTACGGGGATCATTGGTATAGTGCTCCTACCTCATAGTTAATACATAATAGTTCTTTACGTTCTTTTTGTGCTTCTTGATATTTGATATTACCATTACTCATCGTATAAGTCAAGTCCCATTCTTCCTGCTTCCAACCCTCAAACAGTTTACGAATGTTTTCGTTAGAGTTGTAAGTAACCATCATCATGCAATCATGTTGATTTAGTTTCTCTGCAAACTCGACATGATTAAACCCTTTGTGCATATTACCTTTCTTACCATACAGTGCTTCACCATCACCACCAGCAAGAGTATAATCTTTCTTCAGATCATATGGCGGGTCGAGGAAAACAAAAGTATTTTTATCATTCGTCAGTAGTTCAGAATAATCCAGATTAGTAATCTTCCAATGCTGGATTAGTTCAGAGTAGTATGGCAAAGAGTCAATGCTGTTCTGAGACCAGTTACTGACAGAAGCACGTTTAGAGAAAGAAGAACTCTCTGTCAGTCCAGAAAAAGAACATTTGTTGATTACATACATACGCCATGCAATCTCAAACATATCATCCTGTTCATCAATATCTTTACGAATACGTAGAAATAACTCCTTTGCTTTTTCTTCTGTATCGTGTTGCTGCTTTAATTCATTTACCACATTATACAGGCGAACGCCTTGTTCCTGCAACATTTTCCAGAAACAGTATAAGTTATAATATTTATCATTTACCCAAACTGGAGTGTTGGGAAACTTCTTGGTAAAAGCGATAGCAGGACTACCGCCACCCAAGAAAGGTTCACGATATTCTGCGATATGTTCTGCTGGTAGATTCTGATCAGAGAACAGAAACTTCATCGCTTTAGATTTACCACCGGGATATCGCAGTGGGGTCTTCCATTTTTTCATACAAAAAAGTCCTCGAGTGTCACAGTCTTCTCGACTTCCCAACCAACAGCGTCTAGGATTACACGCAGAGGTTCTACGAAAGTTTTATTAAACTGTGTTTCATAATCAACGTATTTGTGCAGGTTAAACTCTTTGGGCAAAACCATAGGGAATGAGATGATATTCTCCTTAATCGGGTTAGGCAGGTTGAGGTATACGAACTTAATCTTCTCACCATTTTGAATCATTTCATACTGTTTGTCAAGCTTTAGTTTTTGCACCTCATTATTATACAGGATCGATCCTCGAACATGGATCGGGCAACCCTTCTTATAAACAGATGTTTTATCGATCCAGTCGGTAATGTTAGAGACCCCTCGAGGGAAAGAAATATCTTCGGGTGGCAATTTACTAAAATCTTTTTTAAACTCCTGGATGAACGCCTGAGTGCGTTCCTCGTCCCCTTCCATGATGATTTTAAATGCTTCCTTAAACTTATCACGGACAACCATCGGCGTAGAGGATTTAATCGCCTCAATGCCCATGATCTTCATCTTAGGTTCAGAGTAACGGACACCTTCATTATCCAGCACGTTTAGGATGTATCGTTTCTTGGCAGTCCAGACCCCACGGTCGGCAATAACCTCTCGCTCCATGTCCATTCGATTTTCTTTGCAGTTCATATACTCGTGCAGTTCAGTATATGCTTTAGCAAGGATAGGTTGAAAATGTTTCTCGCCCAACTCCGAGAGAAAGTTGATAGGATTCTTGGGTTGAAACTTATCAATCAGAGGTTTCATATTGACATAGAGCGAGTCTGTATCAATCGCAATCACATAATCATCTTCTTTCTCGCATGCCTCTGACATCGCCGCATTCATAGCACGTTCTGCCCAGAGAATACAGAGTTGTCCGCTGTAGGTAATCGCCTCAGCAATACGCTGATCAAAGTAATTGAAGTATTGATTACCGAGTGCGCCATACAAAGAGTTAAGCAGAATCTTAATCGACATCTGCTGATTCTCTAGATGTTCAATCTCTTTCTCAATCTCATAGGAGTTACCCTGTTCCTGCTGTCGCTGCTTGGCGTCCAGCATATTCTTTTTAATAACCTTACGCTCTACATAATAATCTTTTACAATACGTGGGAGAATACCAGATTCATCAGTGCGGAAGACAACACCATTAGCAGCAGTCGTCTCGTTCTCTTTATTTGAGATAGGAACTTTATTCAGGCAACCCTGCACTGAAACTCCAGACTTGAAAGTATCTACAATAGTCTCGGGCGACATATTCCACTGTACAAGGATATTCGGATACAGCGAGGCAAGGTCAAAAGAAACAACCCAATCATACATGGCAGGTGTAGGTTCTTTTACATATGCGCCGGGATATTTCTGCTTGTTCTTATCTTTCTTGAGAGGTGGCACAATCTTCCGAGACATTAGGTCACGGTAGATAATTGTTTCCCAGATACCTGTAGTGCCAAATGTATCGTTGAAGTTACACCCTGCTTTATATGCCATAGTCATGGCAAGTGTAATCAATCCAAGTTTGTCCTCTAGTCGATCTACCAGTTCAACGTCTTTGATGTTATAGTCAACAAACTTCTGAAAGTCATGCTTATACAGAGAGTGCAGCGAACCATACTCTTCATAAGAGAGTTTCTTTTCTCCCAGAACAACATGCGCAATATGGTCCAACTTATAGGACTCCTGCATGCCATAGGTGTAACCAAACTTTTGGAATAGGTCGAGGTAATCGAGTTGCTGAATGCCTGTAATCTCGTGCGCAAGCAGTTCACGATTCATCTTCTTAACATTACGTTCACGAATATGCTCCCAAGGAGAGAGCATCTTTGCCTTGTCTTCACCCAACACTTTAGTAATGCGATTTACAAGATAAGGAATATCAAAGAAGGTAGTGTTCCAACCTGTGACTACATCTGGGCAGTTAGAAGGATTGTGCCAGAAAGCAATAAAAGATAAGAGTAGTTCATATTCATCTTGGCAACGGTAATATTTGACATTGTCCGACTGAGGTTCATAATCATACATACCCCAAACATGATAGAGATTGTCAATATTGTTTTTTGTAGTGATAGTAATGACGGGATAATCGGCAGCAGCTGGTTCAGGGAATCCGTCGTCGGAAGCCACCTCAATATCGATTGTGGTCGTGTTGATGCTTTCACGGTCAAATTTAATCTGGCTAGGATGAACATCATAAATGTACTGAGCAACATAATTTGTATTGCCCACCACCTCAAAATTATGAACTCCTTTATATCTGTCAAGGAACTCACGAGCTTCTTTGCCTGAGTTGAAAGTAACAGGGGCAACAGGATCGCCACTTAATGACCTCCATTCTGTTTTTTCTTTTGTCGGAACATAATATGTTGGTTTGAACTTAATGCGTTCTTGAGTCTTATTACCGTCTTTATAACCCCGCACGAGAATGGAGTTTCCAAGACGATTGACTGATGTGTAAAATTGCATTCGCTACCCTCTTTGAGTTTTGAAGGATCATTATATAATATATTTTACTATTTGTCAATGAAAAAAAGGGTGGACGAATCCACCCTCTTTCGATTACTGGTAAGAGCGTGAGTCTAACCAGTGCCGTCCATTGATTTGGTATGGTGCCTGACCATACATGATCTTTTGTTGGCGTGCTTCAAAGTCTACAAGGTCAATCGAGTCAGAAAGGTATCTTTCTTCTTCAGACATTGCAGCTCGTTTTGCTTGCTTGGTGATCCAAGATTTAACGGATTTTAGTAATGACTGCATCGTATCCATCCTTTTTCAACATATTAACCAATTCACCTGTGGACATACCAGTATGGTATTCACGTTGGATGTAGTTTGCTACGCCGTAGTATGCGGCATGCATCCGAGATTCGATGAGACTATTCCCCACCTTCCGTAAGAAGTTCAGCATTTTTAGATTCCTCGTTTTTTCCAATTGAAATTTTACGAGGCTGCTTCTCTTTTGGAAGGACGACTTCAAGATCGACAGTCAGGATTCCATCCAAAAGGTCTGCTCCGATTACTTCTGTGTATTCAGACAGTCTAAATGACTTCTTAAACTTTCGAGCACTAATACCCTTATGGACATACATATCTTGTTCACGACGCTGCGGTCTATCTCCAGTGATAGTAAGGACATGATCCTTAACTTCAATGTCGATGTGGTCTTGGCTGAATCCGGCGACAGCAAGTTCTACAGTGAACTTGAAGTTGTCGACTTTTACAACGTTGTGTGGTGGATAGGTATCTTTTGCCTGATTATGAATACGCTCTAAATCAGCAAAGATGTGATCGAAACCGATAAACCCATTACGGGGATATCCTGTAAATTTTCCAGTCATATATTCCTCCTATTGACTAGCAAGGTAAAGTTGGACCCCCTTTCGGGCAATCCAGATATATTTATACTATAGGTATTACCTTTCGTCAAGCGAAAAGTAGAAAGGTCATTTCCCGATATTATATTTCGGGCAAAGTTCCCAATCGTTCTTTTCTTTGAAAGGCAAAACTTTAATTTGTCTCAGCGGTGCTACGTCTTTTGCTTTTTCTGTATTCACAATAGAAAGCAGACCCCAATCCGATAAAAGAGTAGCAATCGTATTTCTTCTTTGAATATCTGTATCTTCGAGCGTAGACTTATTACCATCAAGTAAGAATAATTCTTTAAAATGCGTAATAAAATATCTACCTTGTTTGTGCAGAATATGACAAGACTGATATAACTTCTTATCTTTACGAGAAGCGATACCAATACGAGTGAGTGTTTCTTTTACTTTGAGAAAATCATCTGGTTCGTTTAGTGTGATCTCTAACATATCACTCGGTTGCCAGTCAACCAGATTTACTTCTCTTCCTTCTTCCACCATGATCTACCTTCTTTTTAATTATATCTATTTGTTCAGTAGAAAGTAGTGAAAGAGCAGAACGAGCTTTCTCATTGCTGTATCCATAATATTCTTTCACCGCTTCAAGACCATCATCCGCAACGACTTTATTCCATTTGGAGAATCGTTTTGGATTTTTTCTAATAGTATTTATAAGAAAGTCATTTTGCAGTTTAGAATCGACATTATGGTAAAAATTCATCTCATTTGCAAGGAGAACAGTGTCGGGAAAATAAGAAAACGAATGATTGATCATGTAAGCATTATATGCTTTCTCATCTAGATCATCACGCATGATATTCTTTTTATTGTTAATCGCTTTCACGAACTCGAATGGATTCATTTGAAACTCTTTCTCTCAAATCAGAAGATGAAAATCTATGGTCACGTTTGTTGTAGTATAACTCAATTCCACGTTTTGCGCAAGTAGCACGTCCTGTAAACTTACCATTTTTATATTCTTCGCCCAGAATACGAACATTAATCGGAAACATATTCAGTATATCTTCCAAGTCCTGTTCAGTCTGATAAGGAATAATCTCATCAACATATTCAATAGCATTCAGTTGAATATATCGCTCTAGTAGAGTTTGTACAGGTTTATTCTTTTCTGGACGGTCAATAGAGGGGTCAGTCTGCAGACCAACAAGCAGATAATCGCAGACACTCTTTGCTTCACGCAACATCATCACATGACCAGCATGAAGCAAATCAAAAGTGCTGCAGGTAAATCCTACTCTCATTTAATCTCGTCCAAATGTCCAATATATTGCTCAAGAATGCTTTGTGTAAAATCTTCTGTGTTTACTCCACGATTAATATTCATAAGTCCATAGTAGAGTTGTGGAACAGTTCTATGCCCTCGATCCAGAACAATAAATGCTTTTGCAGTATCATCTTCTTGAATATTCTTTACGGTGTATTTGTAACCCCATTCATTCAACTTTGCTTTCATCATATCGCAGTACATGCAGTTGGGTTGTGTGTAAAGAGTTAATTCGTGCTTCATTTCCATTCTACCTCCGCCATTAGTTCTGTTAGACAAGCAACGACATTTAGTTCATGATCTGCAACAAAAGCATTCTTGAATTGATAGTCTGCTAGGATAAGCACAGCACGGGGAATGCTATTTGGTTGAATAGTCTCTGTCATTGAATCGTAAATACTCCGGAAAATACCAGAAGTGTCTGTATCTATATTATTCGTTACCCAGCTTCTCATCTTCTTGAAGTCTTTTGCTTTAAGATATCCAATGAGATCATTAACAGAATTATTGGAGAGAAGACTAAGAATACCAGTATCAATAGTACCAGACAGAGAGTAGCGCTGACACTCATTAATAACCCGACGCCAATCAGGCGCAAAACGAATAATGAGTTCAGCAAGAACTTTCTTATCATAAGTAATATCCTCCTGATCGAGAATCCAAGTAAGACGTTTCATAAACTGAGCAGAAAGTTCTGCCATAGTCTTCTTGTTTGTATTAAATTCATATACACCACAACGTGAGTGCAGCGGTTCAATAATACGATTCTTAAAGTTACAGGTCAGAATAAATCGACAGTTGTTAGCAAACTCCTCGATAAATCCACGCAGAGCAGGTTGGAAAGACTGCGCATTGAGGTAGTCTGCCTCATCTAGAATAACAACTTTATATCCTCCCTGTAGAGATACGGTAGAAGCAAACTGCTTAATCTTATTACGGAGTGTATCGATATTACCTTCTTCAGACCCGTTAATCAGAATCCAATCTAGGTCTAGTTCATTACAGATCGCCTTTGCTGCTGTAGTCTTACCAAGACCAGCAGTACCTGTAAACAACATGTTAGGGATTTCACCACCATCAACAATCTGTTGAAAGGTGTCTTTGAGAGATTGAGGTAAAATACAATCGCTTATAGTCTTGGGTCGATATTTTTCAACGAACAAAAAATCGCTCATCATACTTCCTTATTAGAGTGAGGAAAATCATTATATAGGGAAAAGAAATGGGGGTCAAGCCCCCATTTTATAATTAAATGCTTTCTCGTTCAGCAGTGAGTCCTTTGACATATGTAAAGGAGCAACCCTGCAGGAAGTAAGAGGTATGTTCTAGGATTTCCTCTAGGTCTTCATCATCTGCACGGAAGGTAGAGGACACATCATTTACACAATCATGGTTTTCATACCGACGCATTGTCAGCGTGTATTCTACATAATTGCCGGAATCTTCATCATCATAACGTCCCATTACACTATTCCTCTTCTTCAGCTTCAGCAGCTTCTTGTTGGCGCTCTTCAGTCTGTTGAATCAGTTGTACACACTGATCACGCAGACCACCTACAGTAGAAAGTTCTTCACCTTTAAAGGCACCACGCTGAACAATCGCATCAATAATAGCGATAGACGAACGTGAGACTTTCAAACTCAAATCATAAAATTCAGAGTCATTCATTAGAAATATTTCCTTTTTTAGTTTTTCTCGAGAGCAACCCAATATTCAAGCTGCTGACTAACGTTAGTAAACTTACTAATAAGTTTAGACGAAACCTCTACGGTGTAGTCACCGGGAAGAAGTTTCAGATTATCAATATTGATACTCAGACGAACATTTGCAGGAATATCTCCCTGCCATGAACCGTCGACTTCAATGGTATACTCATTAGAAGTCATATTCTTAGGATCAACAATTGATAGAGTGACCGAGTCATTTTCCGTACTGCCGATGATCATGCTTTTATGACCCAGAGCAGAAGATGCTTTACGGAGTTGACTCAGAATATCTTGAGTAAGATTGAATGTGACTTCAGGTTCTGGAATCTGCAAATCCTTCACAGGAGGATTAGTCAACATTTCAATATCAGAGTAGAAGTAGTTGATAGAAGAGGTTCCGTTGGCAATCACCATATGATTGTCTTGATAAGATACGTTACCGTCTTCAATCAGATTGAATGCGCTCATAAACTCATTCACATCATAAATACCAAAATCCTGCGGGAACTCTTCATCAAGAGTCGCCTTAGCAAGAACGTTCTTAGCATCTGCTACAGTGCGAAGAACATTGCCTTGACGAAACACAAGGTTCTGGTTAATCGTTCCGAAGTTTTTAATAACTTCCATAGTATTATTCAACATCAAAGTTTTCCTCATCTAGATCATGAACATGGAGTGCCATAATGGCATAGTGTGCAATTTTCATCAAGTCGTCACGATTGCGACCATTCTTCTTTCCGTAACGTTGTGCATACTTCATTACGTTTCCGAGACAGAAACCCATCCCGTGACCAGAATCAATAATGAACTCAGTAGCCTGAAACTTCTGCTTCGAGTAGTGCCCTTTGTATGTGGACTGAATATACTCGTTAAGCTCACTAAGGATACGATCTTCACTGTATTTCATAACAAACCTTTATAGTCTCAAAGTTAGAAGTGTATAATACCTCATACTTAATATATTGTCAAGAACTTTTTTACCGCATTTTGCTAAAGTTTTTGTCTTTATAGAATTCCATCTTGGACTTAAATCGACCATCCAGAATTTCACCCTTATGAGAAATGACAAATACATTAGTGTCTGCACCCAGAGTATGAATAATCTTAAACAGATTTTCAACACCATCATTATCTAGACTAGAATCAAAAGTCTCATCTAGAATCAGCAGATTAGTCGCTACAGAGTTTTTCATCTTAGCAATCTGCCGCCATGTAAACAGCAGCGCCAAATCAATACGTTGTTTCTCACCCTCACTGAAAGAATCGTAAGAGAAGTTATCACGGTGGCGTGAACGAATAGTCTCAGAGAAACTTTCATTCAATTCAAAATGAACAAAGAAGTCTAGCGTCTGTAGATATTGATTAACCAGTTTGTTCATAACAGGCAAATACTGACGAATAATCTTAGTTTTAATACCAGTATCTTTCAGCATCTCTGCAATCACACTACTATAGTCATACTCTTCAGACAACTCTAGTTTCTGAGTGAGAAGATCATCCTTCTCATCAATATAGTCTTCAAGGTCTTTATTCGCCTGTTTAATATTCTCTTTACTATCAGAGGTATCTGTAATCTCTTGCTCTAGTTTCTGAATTAATCTACGAGACATACTAATCTTAGTATTGTTATCTCTCAGAGTAGCATTCAGTTCCATAGACTTTTTATTCTGCTCCTGTAAATCATCTACCAGTTCTTTACCAGTAGATAAACTTTCTTCTACCGCCTGAAACGCCTTCTGGATTTCCTTCGCTTTCTTTGCGATATCTTGAGACTTCTGTTTTTTAATAGTCTCGTCAATCTCTTGCGTACAAGTCGGGCAAACGTCATTTTCTTGAAAGAACTTATCTTCTTTAACAAGTTTCTTCATCTCCGATTGATGATATGCTTTTAGCATACGGTTGTCTTGAAAAGTGCTACCAGCTTGTTCTAATCGTTCTGCGACCTGATCATACTTTGCCGCAAGAGTTTCTTGTATTTCTTCATTTTCAAGCTCGATCTGCTCAATTGTATTCTCCTGCGCCTTGATTTCGGTTTGTTTCTCATAGATTTTTTCCTCATTAAGATTTTTAATATCATTAATGTATTTTCTCTGAACTTCAATCTTATTCTTGACAATGTCAACTTGATGCGCAGCATCACGGATCTTATCTTTCAGATTAGCAATATTGTCTTTCAGAACAGTATTCATCTTAGAAAAGATGTTAATGTCGAGTAGGTCTTCAATTACCTCACGTCTATGCGCAGCAGTCAACTGCATAAACGGAATAAAGGAAGATGAACCTAACACTACAATCTGATGAAACGATTTATGATTCAGTTTCAGAATGTTCTGTTCAAGCATCTTCTGAAACTCTTTAGCATGAGAGGCCTCGTTGATAACCTGCCCATTCTTATAGATTTCAAAAATATTAGGTTTAATGCCTCGGATTACTTTATACCCGTTAGGACCGACCGAGAACTCTACCTCCACAACGCAGTCCTTACTATTAATAGTATTAATCAGTTGCGGTTTATTGATGTTTCGATACGGTTTACCAAATAGACCGAACGATAGTGCATCCAGCATAGTAGATTTACCAGCACCATTTGCACCTACGATCAGAGTAGTAGGTGATTTATTCAAATCAATTTTTGTGAATGTGTTGCCAGTCGAAAGAAAGTTTTTAAACTGGACAGAATGAAAATGTATGATAGGTCTCTCCTGATCACTCAAACATAATATAGAATATTATATAGCATTTTGGAATGGCTGTCAATACCAAATATATAAATAACTGGTTACGAAAATTAAAACGGAGGATATTATGGACATCATTAGTAGCGTTAAGGGTTGG